CCATAACTGTCTAATGCGAAAAATGAGCCATTATCCTCGTCTATACCGTCTAGGTTAGATCCTCCACAGTAGCCATCGAGAGTACAATTTTCTATGGCCTGTGGCATAAGTGATTCTAGCCACGTCTTTATCTCTTTACCTACAAGAAACTTTCCATTCTTGGTAATCATTGTTGGGACTCTTTGGATTTTTTCAGACGGAAGTCCTTGGATATTTATATTGTGTAATTGTACCATACTTTGAAATGTAGGATTGTTGTTTATATAATTCACAATCTCAGAACAGTGAGCACATTTTGGGCTAAATATTAGAATACCTGCCATCTATTATTATCTGTGAAATAAAATATAAGTTTTTTTTAACGCAATGTGTTGGCTACTCGTAATAATTATTATATTTATTCTGTGTATGTTTCCCCGTCGGGAGGGATTTCAGGAGTTATTTGGATTTTCAGGTCATCGTAAGTCTATAGAAGATACCTATTTCGTGTATGGTTCTGAACAAGCTGGATTTACTGATGTAACTGCTCGTGATGGTGTTTCTAATGATGATATGAATAAGTGTGTATCTGCTACCATGAATTTTATAAATGATAAGTTGGGTATACGTAGTTATCCTATCGAGACGAACAGTGTGAAGAAGATGGAGAAGGAATCTGTAGTTGTATTCAGTTGTAAGTTTATGTTCTTGGTGACAAGTACCAATTATCCATTTATGCTTGGTGTCGAATCAGATGTATCAGATGGTAAGATTACACGGGTTGCAACACAGGACATGATTAAATCACAAGCACCCTTGAGTGGTTTGGATGAAAATTTTTTGAGTTTCAATGAGATAGAATCACAGAAAGTTTATTCTAGATAAACATTAATGGTTAGTATTCAAGAGATACATGCTATTGAAAAAAAAAGAAAGATTATCAAGAAAGAGATATATAAAAAGATTTACGAAGATATATCTAGAAAGATTCGTTCAGCTGTGAGCATAGGTCATAAACAGACTATAATCCGTATCCCTGGATATTTATTTGGTTATCCCTCGTTTGATCGTAATAAGGCATGTGTATATATGAAACGTCAACTTGATCACTCTGGATTTACTACAGGTGTATTACCACAGGGGGAGATTTATGTATCATGGGTAAAGGAACCCCAGACCAGATCTCAGCGACCAGTAGAAGAGGAAGATGAAGAAGATTTTCCGACTTTTGTGAATCTTAAAAAAATTGCGAATAAATTAAGAAAACAATAATCCTCTATAATCATAAATGGGAGATGAAAATGTTAATGTTATGGTGGAAGCCAAGAAGGAATATACCGCTCAACTATGTAACATCATGTGTCCTTTTATGATTGAAACGTTTATTGCAATTTACAACGAGGCAGAAACAATAGCAAAGGGAAAGAAGATTCTTCTCCAGTATCAACGTCTCTTGAAGGAGGTGCCTAACTGGAACAATCACATGATAGAAGAGCACAACACCCGTATGAATAATAATTGCAGCTGGTTTAATGATCTATTGGCTGCTGTATTTGTGAGCAATGTAAAGATATTATCATCGGTAAGGCTAAAGGCTCAGAACGAAAAGATATCTGTCAAGCTTCCTTCAAATGAAAAGTTTATCCATTCATGTTACATAAATGCAGCAAAAGATCTATATAAGGATCCCTATATGTTTACAGATGAAGATAATGAACTTGATGAGATTCTTACAAAGAGATTTGTTAATTGTATTGTGAATACTATTCAGGATATGATACCTATTCAGGAAATTCTCAAGACTTATATATCACAGGATTCAAATACTATTAATGTGGAGAAAGATGACGAGTATGAAGACCCCGAAGTAGACGAAGAGTTACCTATCGAAGAAGAACAAATGGAAGAGGGTGTGGAGATTGAGGGTGTGGAGACTGAGGGTGTGGAGACCGAGGGCGTGGAGACTGAGGGCGTGGAGACCGAGGGTGTGGAGACCGAGGGCGTACCCAAAAACATACCTATTCAGGGTGCACCACCACAGACCCCTCCTGTAGAGGATGACGTATTGTTCCCAAGTGCCCCAAGTGCAATACAAAAAACTCCTCAGTAATATTATAAATGGAGTTAGGTGATTATCTAAAAGATCCCGTGTACGCTGCGATATTCGCGGCTTTTATTGTAGCAGGGTACCTTCACATAAAGATGAAGATGAACAACGAACCAGAGATGAAGCCAAGTGAATACACAAAACCTGCTGCACTTGTGGGTATTCTTGTTTGGTTTATTGTTGCATATGGTATTGGTTCTCGTGAGACTATTTCCAGGGAACCATTCTAACTTAAAGATAAAAGAATATTTATTACCACTAATGACTTCTATATCGGCTTGGTGTGAAATGTTGGAGAACTTTCTCTCCGAATTGGAAAAGACTTTTCCTAACGAAAAAGGTGTTAAGAAGTACAGGACTTCATATGAGCTTGTTCGTAAGGTGAATCCTCGTAAGTGTGTAGAAAGTTTTATGGCGGCGTGTCAACCTTATAGTGACCAGATTATGCAAAAGAATGAGGCGTTTTTTGTGGAGGAATCTGACAAGGTTTCATTCCTCCGTGATCTCAATCTCCGTGTGCATTGGCAGAATCCGGATATATCAGATAATACTCGAGAAGCAATCTGGCAGTACATCCAGACCCTCTATATCCTTGGTACAACAATCACCAGTTTTCCACCAGAAGCGTTGGGTATGATTGAGAATGTGGCGGAACAGTGTGCAAGTAATATGAATGGTGGTGATCCTAATCAAATGATGAACAATATGTCAGGTCTTTTCAACTCTCTTGGAAGTATGCTTCAACAACCTGATAATAAAAAAATCGAATAATATAATAAATGACTGCCGTGTTCTTTGAAGACCCCCTCGTACTTTTTAAAAAAGACGACATAATAAAATTATGGCCACAATCAGGAACAAGTCAACAGGAGCGCGTGAATGCTTCTGCTAGATTTATATTGTTTTCAGCCTGTGGTCTTTATATGTACACTCGTAATATGAGAGTTTTTGCGCTTGCTCTTGTTGCATTTGGTATTCTTTATTTTATGTATCAGAAGAAGACTGGTGGTTCAATAGGACAGTGTCATCCACCCACACCCGACAACCCAATGGCAAATTTTCTACAACCGGAGTGGAACTCTGAAAGGAAGAAGGCTTGTGAATATAAAGATGTAAAACCTCTTGTTAAAGAATACCTATCAGATAGATTTCTCCCAGGTAATACTCGTTCCCGAGCGGCGATGCCAGAGCATCAGAAGTACGCATCTGAGAGACAGTGGGTAATGAATCCTGCTCGTGATAATCCTAATGCGCAGATGGAGTTTGCAGAGTTTTGTTATGGCAAGAAGTCTCAATCAACATGCAGGGATAACCCTAACATGTGTGATCCAAATGCTCGTGGTGCTCAATTAGAGGCTTTCTCGGGACTTGATATATCTGGTGCGGCTAGATAAAATATTATCAATATGTAATAAAGATGGCGTATATGCTACAACCCCACCTCGAGCGTCTCGAACAGCCTGCTGTTCCTGGAGAGAATGCGACTGACTTTATATTCAGTTATCCTCAACCAACGACTCTAAACGGTATTACAGAAGGTCGTGCTAATACTATGCTGTTTGGTACTGCACCTTTTATGGCTGGTAAGGGGGCTCCTAATGATTTAGTAGAATTTGAGGACACCCTACGTCCTCAAACTACAAAGGGATTTAACAAGTCATATGTTCCTACTTATGAAAAGCGAATGCATCCACTTCAGAATATGGATTGTTCTCAACCCCTCCGTGTGTGGGATGAAAAGCCTGGGAGCACTCGTGCACAGGTTCAGAATTGTTTATTTCAGCAAAGATATTTATCTTAATAAGTATTAATAATGGCTAGTTTTATTCCTATTTTAGGATTACTAGGATTTTGGTATGTCGCACAGACAAATGAACAAGAAGAATTTACACAAGAATTAGTAGATAACACATCGTCGGTGGTTTTAGATAATTCCAATAGAGTTCTGGAAGCTGCAACAGGAAACTCTCTACCACCTGGAATACAGGGACAGACGAGACAAGAAGGTAATTTTGCTCATGATATTGCACCAAACTACACTCCCAGTGGTTTACCAAGTTATTTAGCAGAGGAGAAGCACCAGTATGTTTCATCTATCATGGACAACATTGGACCAGTAGAGACGACCCAAGTAGGTCCTGGGTTAGGTGTGAATCCTCAGGTTCCTGCATACGGTGGATATCAACAGTTATTCCGTGTAAAGCCGACCAATGTTGGTGCCTACAAATTGACTACACTCCCAGGACGATCCGGGCATGCGGCTGATATCACGGGTGGAAAGCAACCCTACATAGGTCGTGTGAATCATAAGATGGCACCCAAGACCGCCCATCTACCTACCCGTCTTCCACTCCAGGGTGGGCGTGCTCAGGGTCAGGGTGGTGCAGCGACGGCGATGACCAACCACGGAACATTTGAGAAAAGCAAGAAGACCACGCATCGTTCTGAGACGGGTATGAGAACTGACGCTCTCACATATGGACCCGGTAATAAACTTGTAGGTGCTCCTGCTCTCGTCCAGGATCCCACACGAAACAAAGGTGATTTTAATGCATTTACAACTAACCATACAAACAACCCTCAACCTGGTATTCATTCGTATATTTCCGGTCATCAACTCAGTGCCGAGGCGGCTGCTATGCAATTGCGGTCTGGTCAGGGACGTGTGCTTACAGCAGACGAACTGTTTAATCTTGGTCTAAAACCTTCTGAGAACAGGTCCAAGGCTGACCGCGCAGGTAACGCTGGGCGTATGAATGTCCGTGGCAACCCACTTGCTCAGGGTGGCGCCGTCTCATCTGTTCGTATTGACCAGTCGCGTGTGGATGGAAGGACAGGTACGATCAATGGTAGCCGATCACAGCAGTACACGGGACCCGAGTTTCACAATTTCAATTCTTACAAGGGTCAGCAAAACCCTCGCGCTACAAGTGATTTTTTAGGTACCGCACAAAGACAATTAAAAAACAATCCTCTCATTAATTAATATGGAGGATTACATCTTAGAGATTGATAGTTCTCAAAGAGACCCTAATATTTATTCGGAACCGAACGACTATTCGGTCTATCTGAATAAACATTTATACGCGGTTGAGAGCATCGAACTTGTGACAGGTAAGATACCGACTTCTCAATATCTTATCAATCAGGGAAACAGGCAGATTGATATCGACGGGACGACTGTGTTCATTCCAGAGGGAAATTACTCAGACGGTGTGGTATTTGCACAGGTGCTCCAGACTGCCCTCACGGGAACAGGGATTACAAGTGTACAGTATCAAGCTGACAAACACAATCTTCTTTTCAGTGGGGGGAGTATATTTTCATTTAAATTTAATACAGGTTCAAACGGTTTCTCAACTAACAGTATGTATGGAACACCAGCCGACATTCTCGGGATGCCGTACATCGACACAGAACCATCCAATCAACTTGAATCAGGTGCTCTGAATCTCGAAGGTCCAACAAATCTCATCGTGAAGATATCCCTGAACGAAGAAGAATGCCGTAAAGATGTGTACATAGGA